GATGGATCGCAGCATGTTTCGAGCTGAACCGAATGAACTGAACGAAGGGGACTTCGTTGAATGGGAATCAAGCGGCGGCACTGCCCGCGGCAAAATTGAGCACATCATGCGTGAAGGGACGCTGGGTGTGCCGGATAGTGAATTCAGCATCAATGCAACAGCAGAAGACCCGGCAGCATTGATCCGCATCTATCGCCCGGGTGATGATGGCTGGGATGAAACTGAAACGCTCGTCGGTCATCGGTTTTCGACACTCCGGAAGATCGACCCGCTGCCGATGGATGATGATGATGACGATGAGTCACGCAGCGCAGCGGGCAGCATCGAGGAGCGCCCCTACCCGATGGAACATGCTGCACGGTTGACTGATCCGGAGCAGTATGACGAATTCCGCCGTGACAATGATGCAGGTGGTGAAGGCGTTGACTTTATCTATGGCATCAAGGAAGGCACGTCCGAGCTGCAGGCAATTCGGTTCAGCGTTGAACAGTTCACTGCTGAGCAGGCGCGGGCATGGTTATCTGAGCATGACCATACCGCGATTGAATTTGAGGAGGCCACAGGCGAGCGTCACTCACGTGACATGATCACCAGCAAACGGTACCAGCGTAGTGAGGTAACCCAATTCCATGCGGTTGAAGATCGCGTGATGGAGTTCCCGTTCAGTTCAGAGTATCCCGTTGAGCGGTACTTCGGCAAGGAAGTATTGAGCCATTCGATGGATGCAGCTGGCCTGGAACGGTTAAATGATGGCGCACCGCTGCTGTTTAACCATGACCCAGATCGCGTGCTGGGCGTAGTCGAACGTGCATGGATTGATGGTGAGAAGAAACGCGGTTATGCCAAGGTGCGCTTCAGTCGTAACAAGTCCGCGCAGGAGATATTAGATGATGTCCGTGATGGCATCCTACGTGGTGTGTCGTTTGGATATTCGATTGATGAGATGCAAGAACGCGATGGTGCGATGGTTGCTACACGTTGGCAGCCATATGAGATCAGCGTTGTTTCGATTCCAGCTGATCCATCGGTTGGTGTAGGCCGGTCGTTGGTATTGCCTACAATCGAAGTGTCCACTGCAGCGGCCGATGCCGCTTCACCCATTATGGATGCACAAGCACCTGAAATGGACGTGATCCGGTCTGAGGCCGTTAAGGCTGAGCGTGACCGTATCGCAGCCATCACCGCCCTCGGCGAGAAGCACAACATGGTCGACCTGGCCCGTGAGCTGATCGACGGAGGTAAGAGCCTGGCGGAAGCCCGCGAGGCGGTACTCGACAAACTTGGCCAAACTGCTATGACCCAACCCATCCGTTCAGAAGACATCACCCGCAACGACATCGGCCTGAGTAAGGCTGAGACCAAGCGGTTCAGCTTCATCCGTGCCCTTAACTACCTCGCCAATCCTGGTGACGTCAGCGCCCGCCGCGCTGCTGAATTTGAAATCGAAGTAGGCCGTGCTGCCGCTGCTCAATATGAGCGCTCCAGCAATGGCATCGTCGTACCGAACGAGGTGCTGCGTCGTGACCTGGTTGTTGACATCCCCACCGCTGGCGGCAACCTGGTTCCTGATGAGCTGCTGGCTGGATCGTTCATCGACCTGCTCCGCAACCGTCTGGCACTGGCTCAGGCTGGCGTTACCACGCTGACCGGGTTGCAGGGCAACATCAGCATCCCGCGGCAGACCAGCGCTGCGACCGCCTACTGGGTTGGTGAAAACGTGGCACCGACCGAATCGCAGCAGGCGATTGACCAGGTGAACATGACGCCGAAGACCGTCGCGGCATTTGTGGATTACAGCCGCCGGTTGCTGCTCCAGTCGAGCATCGACGTTGAAGGCATGATCCGCAACGACCTGGCTCGTGTGATCGCGCTTGAAATCGACCGTGCTGCGCTGTATGGCACCGGCTCCAGCAACCAACCGCTGGGCCTGTCGCTTACGCCAAGCATCGGCACCGAAACCTACGCGGCTACGTTCGCTGGCTTCGTGGCGATGGAAACCGACGTAGCGGTTGCCAATGCTGATGTTGCTTCAATGTACTACATCATCAATGCAGCCACTCGCGGCACGCTGAAGACCACCAGCAAGGTGGCCGGTGGCGTTGATGCCCGGTTCGTCTTCGAGGATGGTGAGATCAACGGCTACCCGGCGATCGTCTCCAATCAGGTGAGCACCAGCCAAGCATTCTTCGGCGATTTTTCGCAGATGGTGATGGGGATGTGGTCCGGCCTGGATCTGATGGTTGATCCGTACGCTGGCGCTACTGCCGGCACCGTCCGGGTGATCGCTCATCAGGATCTGGATGTAGCGGTTAAGCAGCCCGGTGCATTCTGCTTCGCATCTTGATGTTATGCGAATTGAGATCACACGAGGTGTGATGACCAGCGTGGGACCCGCTTCGGTGGGTTCCATCGTTGACCTTCCACCTAATGAAGCACTGCTGAATATCAGCAACAACAAGGCGCGACTCGCACCACCGGAGCCCGAGCCGGCCGCTGATCCCGAGCCCACGCTGCTCGTCTGCGAAGCCCCACCTGTCGCTCCGCCCGTCGAGGTGAAGCGCTCGACCCGTCAATCACGAACCACTAAGGAGTGAACCCATGACTGTTCTTTCTACTGGCCTTGAGAAGCTCTCGCATCTTGCGTTTGCACCAACAGCTCAGCGCACTGCTGCGTTGGATGGCACTGCCGTTGACATGAAAAACTACGAGGGTGATGTTTGCGTCATCCTTGATGTTGAGAATGGCGGCACCAGCACCTTGGATGTGAAGCTGCAATCTTCGGACACCTCCGGCGGCAGCTACACCGACATCACCACGGTATTCAGCCTGGGCGGCACTGTGCAGGCATCGGGTGCGGTTGCATTCGCGCAGGTGAGCACCACTGCATCGAAGCAGTACCTGGTATTCCCGAAGGGTGCCGCTAAGCGGTATGTGAAGGCTGTCAGCACGGTTGATACCTCAACCCACACTTACAGCATCAATGCAGTTGCTGTTGCTAAGTACGGTTGATCGACCTACTGTAGTTCAGTCCCCACCTGCCCCCGCCTCGTAAAAGGGCGGGGTTTTGTTTGGCTAGGATGGGACAGAGCTTCGTGCTAGTACGTTTCACGCTGGGGTACGAACTGCTATGTCCATCACAGATGACTTAGACGTATTTTTTGATTTCGGCGCAGTCTCTGTAACGAATGGCATAGTGACGGGCAAAGGACTACTAGACATGCCTTCTGATGTCATCATTGATGGCATGGTGGTAACAACGGACTATACACTCACCGTAAAATCAAGTGATTTCGGCGGCCTGCTTTATGGTGACTCATTGACGGTCGATGGCATAAACTACTCCGTAAACCGTATCATGCTTGTCAGTGATGGCAACATTGCTGAAATCGGCCTAAGTAAGATTGCACCGCCAGCAGCAGCGCCTGGTGGGCAGCCGCGTGAGTTCAGCCTTCAGGATCTGGCGGATGTGCAACTTACCAATCCGCAGCAGGGTGATATGCTCATCAACGATGGCACCAACTTTATCAACACGCCTGAGGTGAGCGGAGGAGGCGCATGAGCACACTGCGCCAATACATCCTGCATCGCAGAGATACAGGCACCAACTGGTCAACAGTTAACACCGTATTGCGTGCAGGCGAACTGGGCATCGAACTGGACGCCGACAGCCTGCGGGGTAAATATGGAGATGGCTCCACGCCATGGGCAAACCTGCCCTATACAGAACTCGGCCAACGTCCGCAGTTTGATGCAGTAAGCCTCAACCAATCCGCTGCGATAACGCCAACAGATGCGCAAATCGCCTGGAACGTAGACGAAGGCACAATAGCGCTCGGCAAGGGTGGCATCGTCAACTACTTAGGCGAAGAGCTTATCGTCCTATGCCGCAACAATAGCAATACGACTGCAATCGCTAAGGGTACTGTAGTTATGTTTGCCGGCACTTTAGGCGCCAGCGGACGCCTTAAAGTTGCGCCCATGGTTGCTGATGGTACGCAACCAGGCTACGTGCTATTCGGCATTGCCACTCAAGATATACCGCCCGCATCTGATGGATATGTTTCGGCATTCGGCAAGATAAAAGGCATCAATACGACAGCGTACGCGGAAGGCACAATCCTCTGGTGCGACCCAGCGACACCCGGCGGCTTAGTGCCGATTGAACCACAGGCGCCCAGCTTAAAACTAGCTGTTGCGGCAGTCATAAGCAGCAAGATAAACGGCACGATATTTGTTCGCTGGACTACAGGTAGTCGCTTGCAAGATTTGCATGATGTCGAAGCAAATGGCAGCAAGTCCGATGGCGATGTATTGACCTATGTTGCCGCCACTAGCAGGTGGGAGCCTAAGGCACCCACAGGCGGAGGAGTGTCCGGCCCTCTAGGCAGCTTGACGGATGTGGACACCACAAACGTGATAGACAAGAGTGTTCTGTATTACGACGCATCAAGTGCGACTTTCAAAGCCGATCAGGTCTGGACAACGGTTTCGCTTACAGATGGCGGTAATTTTTAGTCGCGCTGCTAAGAGCTAGACTCTAGTCAGGCCATACCGCGCAGAACGTGTCGAATACCATCCGAATCAAACGACGCGCCTCCGGCGGTACTGCCGGGGCCCCGTCAAGCCTGGCGAATGCCGAGCTTGCCTACAACGAGAGCGATGCCGGAAACGGCATCCTGTACTACGGCTTCGGCACAGGCGGCGCTGGCGGCACCGCTACTCAAGTCGTTGCGATTGGAGGTTCCGGCGCATACCTCACACTTGCCGGCACCCAAACCGTAACAGGCGACAAAACGTTTTCTGGCACCACAACGCTTAGCGGTGGCGTTAGCGGAAACACCACGTTTAACAACAATCTAATCGTCACTGGCGACCTTACTGTTAACGGCACCACCACAACAGTAAATAGCACAACTGTCACTGTTGACGACAAGAACATCGAGCTAGGAAGCGTCGCTTCCCCGGACGACACCACTGCTGACGGCGGCGGCATCACGCTTAAGGGCGCCACTGATAAAACAATCAACTGGGTCAATAGCACCGACGCTTGGACCTTCAGCGAACACATCGATATTGCATCAGCTAAGGAATATCGCATCGCTGGCACGAAGGTGCTCGATGCGACGAGCCTCGGCAGTGCTGTTGTCAGCAGCTCGCTGACAAGCGTCGGCACGATTGGCACTGGCATTTGGCAGGGCACAACAGTAGGAGTTGGGTATGGCGGCACGGGGCAGACCACCTACGCCGATGGCGAACTGCTCATTGGCAACAGCTCTAATAGCAGCCTTACCAAGGCCACGCTGACCGCTGGCACAGGGATCTCGATCTCTAACGGCTCCGGCTCAATCACGATCTCCAGCAGCGGCGCCAACTTCACCGCTGGTGATGGCCTGGATCTTACTGGCAGCACGCTGAGCTTAGACCTCAAGGCCAATGGCGGCCTGGTCATCGAGAGCACTGAGCTGGCGCTTGATCTCGGCGCAAGTGCGATCACGGGCACGCTTGCGATTGCTGATGGCGGCACCGGGGCCACCGATGCAGCAACGGCTCGCACGAACCTCGGCTTGGCCATCGGCACCAACGTCCAAGCCTATGACGCTGACCTCGACACGCTGTCGGGGATGCAGACCGGCGCTGCCACGGCGCTGGCCCTGCTCACCTCCACCGAAGTGGCTGTCATTGACGGCGACACTTCCGCAACCGCTACAACACTGGCGGCGGCGGATCGCTTCGTTGTGAACGACGCTGGAACGATGGTGCAGGTTGCCCTTAGCGACCTCGTGACATTTTTCGAGGACGGCGCCACTTCCGGCTTCGATATCGACGGGGGTACGTTCTAGAATTACTTAGCCCGCTACATAGCATTTGAGGCAGCCACATGGCAATCCCAATCAAACTGAAACGCTCGGCAGTACCGGGCAAGGTCCCCACTACAAGCGACTTAGCGCTTGGCGAATTAGGGATGAATTCTTTTGATGCTGCAATTTATATGCGCAAAGATGCGGGCACTGCGGAAATTGTCCGCATTGCTCAAGGGAATCAGGACTACGGGCTGATTACTGGCTCTGTCGCTGGCACGCTTGATTATGGAGCTTTGACCTAATGGCTGTTCAAGTACAAGCCCGCAGGGGCACCACATCAGAGCATTCGAGCTTCACTGGCGCGAACGGCGAGCTGACGGTTGACACCGACAAGAAAACAGTCGTGGTTCACGACGGATCTACAGCCGGGGGAGCACCGCTGAAGCGGGACAATGTTACGGCAACAGACCGCCTGCTTGGTCGATCAACAGCAGGTGCTGGCGCCATCGAAGAGATCACCTGCACCTCGGCTGGGCGGGCATTGATTGATGATGCAGATGCGGCGGCACAGCGCACCACATTGGGCCTTGGCACCGCTGCCTTATCAGCTAGCGGCGACTTTCTGCCGACAACGTTCAGCGCCAACACGATCACCTATGCCGCCACAGTTGATCTGGACATGAGCGCCAGAAACGGCGGATATTTCACGATCAGCTTGACCGGCAATCTGACGCTTACGACAAGCAACCGTGCTGCAGGTCGGACAGTGACATTGCGACTCATCTGTGACGCTACGCAACGCACACTGACCGTACCGGCTGGCTGGGTGTTTGTCGGCAGTAAGCCAGCCAACATTGCTGCATCGAAAACCGGCGTGCTGAGCTTGTCATTCTTCGGTACGGCAGACACTGACTGCGTGGCAGCCTACGGAGTGCAGGCATGACGCGACTTAAACTGCCTGATCTTGCATTTTTAGCTGCCGTTACGCCAGAAGCCGGAGCGAATGTAGTCACAAGTGGCTTGCAGCTTTATGTAGACGCTGGCAACTCTTCTTCGTACTCGGGGTCTGGGACAACGTGGGCCGATCTGAGCACTAACAGCCGTGATTGCACGTTGACAGGTGGCCCATCGTACAGCAGCGCCGATGGCGGGTCATTTTACTTTGCGGGACCAAATTCTGGTGAGTACGCACAGATGTCGGGTAGCATATCGACATCAACTGGAGCGACATTCTTTGCCTTCATAAAGCGGGGCGGAGAAAACACGAATTTCAACGGGCTCATATTTTCCAGGGGTAGCGGTGGAAGCACTAGCGGCATGAACACTATCAGTGTTAACAATACAACAGCGTTATCTTACCATTGGAACGACAGCTATCAACCGTTTGGCAACTTAAAACCATCAAACTTGACATGGACGATGGTTGCTGTAACGTTCGGCTCTAATCAAGCCATTGGCTACATGGGCACGTCTGGAGGAATAACGTCCCAAACTGTCACTCAGACTACGGGTTCGACTACACTGGCGGACGTTGAAATTGCCGGAAACCACGCTTTTTCAGATCGTTACTTCAAAGGCTACAT